GTAGTCACCATCCACGGTGAGCGTATCAAACCCAACATGATCGGCTAATGGCAATCATCTTTAAGCAACGAGTACACAACCCAAAGATCAAGGACCTACGGTCATTCGTACGCAAGACTGTGACACGAGACCGTAGCCTTTATGACACGGACGCACAATGGGACAACGAGACCACGTTCATCAACAGGCAACGTGATCAACTCAAGGACCAGTTCGGTTGGATGTGGGACCAAGAGGAAGAAAGCCTGATCCGTGGTGAGTTTGGCAACCTCACGATCACGGACACAGAGATCAGCTTCCGACCCAGACGGTATGCACCCACTGAAATCTATGTAGCTGTCAAGTGGTACTGCATGGCAACAGAGAACAAGTTTAAAACACGTGCGAGGTTTGCATGAACTACACTAAATGGCTAATCAAGTACGCAGGCAAAGCCCGTACAACTGGACGTGTATCAACTGGACATGTCAAGGTCAAGGCTATGTCAGCAAACCACGCTATTACGGAAGCAATGGTAGCAATACCTAACACCTTGTCTAAAGTACATATAACTACTGTTCAACAGCTTGAGTAATGATCGAGAGGGACCTGCAAAGGTCTCGCAGTGGTACGGCAACCCAGGGACGTACATAACCAAGGCTAAAGCCCGTGCACGTCTTGCACTCACAGATCCATCCATCAAACTAACCACTTTAGAACGGAGTTTCTATGACTGTTTCCGCAGATTTGAAGACGAAGCTAGAACAATGCACAGATATGAAAGAAGTCCTAACAACAATCATTGAAGATTGTTGGTTCGATTGGCAACAAGACGAAGCCCTTGAGTGGGTTGACCAGCACATCAAACACATAAGGTGCGTCAATGAAGACTGATTACTTCACCGCAGGTGGCCTGTGGATCGAGCGCAAGCTTAACAAAGAAGGACCACTGGTCACGTACACAGTTTGGAAGCCCAACACCGCACGTATTTTCACGGATGTAAAGAAGGCTATTAAGTTTGCTGCGTATCCTGCGTCCACACCTACGGGTCAGAAGTTACGCCAGTGGTTCAAGTCGTTTGATGTCGTGGTATCCGAACAAAAGGAACCAGAACCCACTGAGCAAACGAAAATGATCACCTAGCGCCGCTGGCGCGGCTGACTACACACCCCTGCTTCGGCGGGGGTTTTTTTGTGTCAAGCCCTACATTCTGTGGCAAAAACGAAGAAGCACAAAAACGCACAATTAAGTTGTGTAATGTGCCACTTAGTGAACTGATTGGGTGGCACCACGGTCCAGGGTCACTATGTTGTAAGTGCGGGAAGGACGTAGTCCAACTCGCATTGAACCTGGACAACTGAAAATACTTTTTTCACAATCACGTGTAGCTACATGTCCAATTCTAATGGAGGTCATTTGACAAAAGATGGGAAAGCGAAAGCGTTGGATGAAGACTTTTTCATCCGTAATGCAATCCATTGTTGGTTGTATTACTTCGACGAAAAGCACAAATGGCACTCCATTTATAAGGATTTGGCACAACGGGAATCCTACATCGGGAAACCTGAACCGCCAAAGCCAAGACGGGCAAGACGAGCTACTCGGAAACCCACTAAGGAGCTATGAAGTCTGTTTAAGTGATGAGAACATCTACATTCTCGCCGCCAGTGCTGAGGATGCCGCTTGGTATGCCTTGGAACTGTCCAATGACAGTAATTCACAGCTCCTAGACGTAAGGTTAATCGATGGCTAAAGACTTCCCTAATAAATGGCGTAAGATCAAGGACATCCCAGCCGACAAGTTTGAACCACTTTTTTACGAAGATGTAATGGAGTGGAAGATTGCCGGTTGGGAATTACCTGCTGATGTCGCTTGTGTCATCCGCGCCCGCAGTCTCAAAACAAGCAAAATTAAAGAGCACGTGTACAAACGTATGTCTGCTGCTGAGTCAAAGATTCGGCAATACATGACATACCAATCACATGAACTTGTGATCTGCGCTGAAGAAGCACTGTACTACGTGCATCCTGACAAATTAGAGGAACACACAGATGATGATGACTGATCACCAATACGCAAGATTCATCATTGAGTTGGATAAGCATCCACACAAAGAAGAGATTATTGAGTTGATGCATCAACAAATTGATGACGAAAACTCAGTCAAATATCTTGAAGAGGATGCCAACAAAGTTTGAGATCGATGAACAAATTGCACTGGAACGAGAGCAAATCCGACAAGGATTACAACAGCTACGTTCTAACACATCTAATCTTGAGGACCAGAGTTATGCAAGTTCTTCAGTCTACGGGGTAGCTTCAATTAGGCAGCTTATCCCTCGTGTAGTTGACAGTATTAAATCAACTAAACTACGGATAAGAAAAGGTAACGCAGGTAAGAACTTCAAAGAGATCAATCAATTTTTGACTGATCTAGATGCCGATTCAGCCGCAGCCATCTCTTGCAAAATCACCTTTGACAGAGTATTCAGCACCAGACCGAAAACCAACCTTGTGTCCAATGTCACGGACGCAATAGGTCAGGCAATCGAAAACGAGTGCATGATGCGTTACTACGAGGCTAACGTGCCAGGGTTACTTCACACGTTGAAGGAGAACTACTGGCACAAGTCCATTGGCACCCATCAAAAGGTGGTTGTCATACGGACACTGATGAACCGTTGTAACGTTGACCATTGGAAAGCATGGGGGCGAGCTAATCGCATCCGGCTTGGTGGTTGGTTATTGGATTGCATATGCCAATCCTCTAACTGGTTCATGACTGACATCCGTAACGAAGGTAAGAAGCGGCAGATCTACGTCTGCCCTACACCAGAGTTTATGGCGATCAAAGACGAGGTTATGGAAACGGCTGAGCTTTTCAGTCCGATTGCGTGGCCGATGCTTGTCGAACCCAATGATTGGGCTCCTAAAAAACAAGGTGGTTACATCTTGAATGAGGTCATGAAGGGGCACGACATGGTCCGACGCGGTAACCCCTGTTGTATACAGGGAGAGACTCCGATCAGCTTTTTAAACAAGATTCAGAAGGTTGCCTACACTCTGAATCACTTTGTCGTTGGTGTCGCTGAGACACTGATGGAGAAGCGTACAGAGGTCGGTAAGTTTGTTCCTGTAGTGGAGATGCCACTGCCACCCAAGCCTGTAGACATTGCGGAGAACTACGATTCACGTAAGGACTACAGGCGGCGTGCGGCAGAGGTCATGAACATCAACGCGAATGCGTTTGAGCGGTCTTGTAGGACACGGATGACCATGAATGCTGTCAAGGTGTTCAAAGATAAAGACAAGTTCTTTATTCCGTGGTCGTTTGACTACAGGTCAAGGGTCTACCCGATCCCTGCGTTCTTGACTCCACAAGACACTGACTTCGGTAAATCTTTGTTGAAGTTCCACGAACTAGCCTTTGTTACACCAGAGGCTGAGCAATGGCTAGCCTTTCAGGTTGCAACAACCTACGGCTTAGACAAAGACACAATGAAAGACCGGCAGATCTGGGTCAACAACAACCACGATCTGATCACACGTGTAGCAACCGATCCAATCGATAACCTACCAGATTGGGAAGGTGCAGATGAACCCTGGCAATTCCTTGCAGCTTGTGAGGAATACCATGCCTGTGTTCTCACTTGTAGCCGTCAGTTTACAAACCTGATGGTTGCTACAGATGCTACATGTAGTGGTCTTCAGATATTGTCAGGTCTTGCACGTGACAAATCTACAGCGAAGTTAGTCAATGTCGTCCCTAGTGATAGACCACAGGACGCATACAAAGTCATAGCTGAACAAGCCAAACCTAATGTCCCTGACTGCATTAAGCAGCACATGGATAGGAAGGTTACGAAACGTACAGTGATGACTATTCCTTACAATGCCAAACCCTATTCCAACAGGTCTTACATACGTGAGGCACTGGCAGATAAAGGTGTAGAGGTAACAAAGGAAGACCTGACAGAAACAGTCAAGGCTGTCAGAGATGCCATGAACGTTGTTGTTCCTGGCCCAATGAAGGTAATGAAGTGGATAGAAAAGGAAGTAGCTGCTGCCATTGATCGCGGTGCGGATGAAATCCAGTGGGTAACACCATCAGGGTTTGTAGTCACACAGCGTCTTATGAAGAAAAAAACACAAGTGATTGAACTTCAATTGCTTGGCCGATGTCAGGTGAATGTTGCCACTGGTGAAGGTGACAAGGTTGACCGCGCACATCACAAAAACGCTACTGCTCCGAATCTGATCCACAGTCTCGATGCAAGTCTCTTGTGTCTATCTACATTACGCTTCAACGCTCCGATTTCCCTCATACACGACTCGGTACTTTGTCGTGCTACTGACATGGGTATTCTTTCAACCATTGTTCGTGAGACATACATGCATCTCTTTGCAGAACATGACTACCTCACGACGTTTGCCCAACAGATCGGAGCTGAATCAAAACCACCCATCATTGGTGACTTAGAACCGTCAACAGTAATTCATTCCACCTATTTTTTCTGCTAATGGCCCGCACCATTTTCAAAACTGAAGAGCCTGTCATCCTTGAGGGCTACCAGGCTGTAATGAAACCAAGTAAGTTTGGTTTTAGTCTGTCTGCAATCGTCGGTGATGACATGGTCGATCAACTTGAAACGGATCGTCCAACTAGCCTTGCATGGGCTGAGTCCAAACTGAAGAACCCTAAGCGTTCTACCCTCAAGCCTGAGCCTTGGGAAGAAGTTGCCGAGGGTAAGTACAAGATCAAGTTTTCTTGGAAAGATGAGACCAAGCCTGTCATTGTTGACACTGAAGGCACTCCGGTCACTGATGAAAACGTTCCTGTCTACAGTGGCAGCAAAGTCAAACTGGCTTTCTACCAAAAGCCCTACGTCCTGAAGGATGGTGTTACCTACGGAACTAGCCTCAAGCTAGTGGGTGTACAGATTGTCTCGGTTTCGTCTGAGGCTGGCACTGATGTCGGTGACATGGATGACACTGACGTGGCGGATTTGTTTGGTAAGACCAAAGGCTTCAAACAAAGCGAGCCCAACATTGTTAACGACGTCACTAATGACGCTGCCTTGGACGATGATTTCTGATGGCATTTAGGTCCAGGCTCGAAGAGAAGGTAGCGGACCTGTTGGTTGACCTTGACGTCAAGTATGAATACGAAACCGTCAAGGTTGACTACACCATTGCCCACATCTACAAGCCAGACTTCATCCTGCCAAACGGGGTGCATCTGGAATGTAAGGGCTATTGGGACAGTAAAGACAGGAGAAAGATCAAAGCAGTCAAGGAACAGAATCCTGACCTTGACCTACGCATGGTCTTCCAAGCTCCTTACAACACAATATCTAAAAAATCTAAAACCACCTACGCACAATACTGTGAACGTTTAGGAATCCTCTGGTGTTCGTTCTCAAACATTCCAATCAAGTGGCTGATGTAGAGAGCGAGTTTGTCAGGCACATGCCCTGTTCTAACTGCGGTTCTTCGGATGCCAACGCTCTGTACACAGATGGTCACACGTTTTGTCACAAGTGTCACTACCGCACAGGCAGTGATAGATCAACATCCAATCACAATCACACCATGTCCAGTGTCCAACTCCAAGGGTCTGCTACCCGATTGGTTACACGGAAGATTAGTGAAAAGACCGCAGAACTGTTCAAAGCCTACAAGGATGGACAAGTTCTACGCCACTATTACTATGATGTGGATGGAAAACTTACTGGGGCTAAGGTAAGAACCAAAGGCAAAGACTTCCGCTGTGAAGGGGAGGTCAAAACCTTGTACGGAATGCAAAACTTCCGGCACAAGACGACAAAGAAAACCACCAAGCTTGTCATCGTCGAAGGGGAGATGGATGCAATGAGCGTCTGGGAGGCACAACCGAATTGGGACGTGGTCTCCATCCCCAACGGTGCACCTGCTGCCAAAAAAGCCATTCAAAACAACTATGAATGGGTCAACTACTACGACAAAATCGTAATCTTTTTTGATGACGATGATGCCGGTAGAGAGGCTGCAAAAGAGTGCGCCGGGGTCTTATCACCTGGCAAGGTTTACATCGGCTTTCTAGACGGTTACAAGGACGCCTCAGAGGCTTTACAGGCCGGAGATACAGAGGCTATCCGAGCCGTATGTAACTACGACCATCAAAAGTACACACCTGATGGCATTGTCGATGCCAAAAACCTTTTAGAAGTGGTAACAACACCCTCACCACCTGCTGATCATGACTACTCCTTTCAGGGACTACAAACAAAGCTTCACGGGATCAGGTTTGGCGAACTTACAACAATTACTGCGGGGTCTGGCATCGGAAAAAGCTCCTTCTGTCGTCAACTCGCAGTTGACCTTCTTAATACAGGAGAACGGGTCGGTTACCTGGCACTTGAAGAATCTAACCGCCGTACTGCTCTCGGACTCATGTCTTCCGCAGTCGGACAGTCCCTCCACATTGGAGAGCACAGTAAGCGAGAGCTGACGGATCACTTTGACAAAACCATAGCTAACTGGAACCTCCACCTCTTTGACGGTTTTGGTAGCTATGACCCTGACCATATCTACAACCGTATTGAGTACATGGCAGCAGGGTTAGAAACCCGTGTTGTCTTTCTTGATCACCTCAGCATTCTTTTGTCTGGCCTGGATGGCGACGAGCGACGGATGCTGGACATCACTATGACCCGTCTCCGCAGTCTTGTGGAACGTACTGGCATTGCCATGTTCTTGGTGTCCCATCTTCGACGCACAACACAATCGGACAAGAATCATGAAGAAGGAGCAAGAGTTACTCTCGGCCAGTTACGTGGCTCAGCTGCAATTGCTCAGCTCTCAGATAGCGTCATTGCACTCGAACGAAATCAGCAGAGTGGATCTAAACACGATGCTACGACAGTGCGAGTCCTTAAGAATCGATATTCTGGCGAAACTGGTATCGCGTGCTTACTAGATTACGATTTATCTACCTGTAAATTTAATGAAACTGAAGCTCCCCAGGACTTCGATCCATACGATAAAACTTCTTGGTCCTCCTAACCCACCCACACCAGAGATGGTAAAACGTGCACAATTCGTTGACAAGACCTATGTCTGGAACCACCCTAGTGTTCGACCTAGAAAGCAACGGTCTTCTCCATGATGTTACCTGCATCCATTGCCTTGTTATCTACGAGCAAGAAA